CAATAGCAGATTACCTACCACAAGGTGGAGATTCTGTTTTAATGACATATTCAACTACAACAACTGATTCTGATCCTGGTGCTGGTAAAATAAGACTTAACAATACTACAATAGCATCAGCAACTGCAGCATATATAGATGATGTTGAATACAATGCTACAGACATATCTGCATGGGTACAAACTTGGGATGATAATGCTACCAACTATACTAATAGAGGTAGGGTTAAAATTACCAAAGCAGGAACGCTTAATACATGGGCAGTATTTAACATTACAGCAGCAGTAGTAAATGCTTCTGGCTATAGTAAAGCTACATTAGTTCATGTAGATAGTTCAGGCACATTTACAGACGCAGATAAGGTATGGGTTACATTTATAGCAAATGGTGTAGATGGAGCAACCCCAGGATATTTTTACAAATTTGATTCAGGAACAAGTGATGCTGACCCAGGAGCTGGGGAAGTAGCTTTCAATAATGGCACATATTCAAATGTCACAGTTATTTATATAGATGATGTTGACCAGCATGGAGCGACTACCCAGACAGATACTATTACTTGGGATGACAGTACGGCAGGAAACAAAGGTTATATTCAGTTTACTGATATAAACGATAGGTCTACTTATGTTAGATTTAAGGTAACAGGTGCAGCAACAGATGCGTCTGGCTACAATAAACTAGCAGTAACTCATCTTGTTTCCAATAATACGTTTACTGCAGGAGATAGTCTTGCAGTAACCTTTACAGCATCTGGTAACGATGGTGCAGTACCTGGATATCTTTATGTATTTGATACATCAACTACAGATGCCGACCCAGGTGCAGGTGAGATTAGATTTAATAATGGCACATATGCTTCTGCGACAGAAATTTATATAGATGATGACGACACTAATGGTGTAACAACATCAACAGATGTTTTAACTTGGGATGATTCTTCATCTACACCTAAAGGATATTTACATATAGTAGATACAGATGACCCAACAACATATGCTAGATTTTCTATTACAGGTGCATCTACAAATGCAAGTGGCTATAACAAATTAGCAGTAACACCTTTGGTATCTAATAATACATTTAGTGCTGGTGATATAGTATCTGTACATTTCACAAGACAAGGTGATAAAGGTACAACTGGAAATACAGGTTCTACTGGTTCTACAGGTTCAACTGGTAGCACAGGTGCTACTGGTGCAGCAGGTACAAACTCACAACTATCAATGACATGGAGCAGTAGTACATCTGATGCAGACCCTGGAGCAGGTAAAATTGCATTTAACAATGGAACACTTGGTAGTGTGTCGATTCTTTATGTAGATGATGCAGATGATGCAAGTGCAGATATATCTGGATATGTTCAAAGCTGGGATGATGTATCTAATTCTGTAGCTAGAGGTATTGTTACTATTACTAAAGAAGGTACACCAAGTACATATGCTACATTTAAAATTTCTGGTGGTGTAACAGACGCAAGTGGATATACCAAAGTACCAGTTACACACGTTGTAAGTTCTGGTTCATTTTCTAATACTGATGGAGTAGGAGTACATTTTAGTTATAGTGGAGCAGATGCAGGGTCAACAGATTTAGTTAATGACGCAACACCACAGCTTGGTGGAGATTTAGATTTAAATAGTAGAGGAATAGATTTTCCTAGTACAGCTAACGTAACAGATTGTAAAGATGAAGATAACATGGCTAGTAACTCTGCTACTATGTTAGCTACACAACAATCTATCAAAGCATACGTTGATGCTCAACCTTCAAATGCAAGTTACAATGGAATAATAAATGGAGATTTTTCATGTTGGCAAAGAGGTACAAGTTTTACTTCTGGAGGTAATAATGATGATACCTGCACAGCATCTAGATGGGTACTGTTATCAGATGGAAATGATATTGTTGATGTAACTCGTGCTGTTGGAGATGTAGATACTGGTTACTATTCTATTGGATTAGATGTAGAAACAGTAGATAAAAAATTTGGTATAGTACAGATAATAGAAACTATAAATTGTGGACAGCTTGGAGGTAAAGGAACTACTTCCGTAAGTCTTTCATTTAAAGCAAAGGTTTCTGGTGGTGGAAAATTAGATAACGTAAAAGCTGCAGTAATAGCATGGAGTGGCACAGCAGATAGTGTAACAAGTGATGTAGTAAGTGCTTGGAACGCAGAAGGTACTGACCCAACATTAGCAACAAGCTGGACTTATGAGAACACACCTAGTAATTTGAGTGTAACAACTTCATGGGTTAGATATGAAATAGAGAATATATCAGTAGATACTTCTGGCACTAATAATGTTGCAGTATTTATTTGGTCAGATGTAACAGATACAGATGCAGGTGATTTCTTATACATTGCAGATGTACAATTAGAACCTGGTGCAACAGCAAACCCTTTTAAACGAGAAACCCATGCTGCAACACTATCACAATGTCAAAGATATTATCATAGAGGTCAGTATGCTTTTATGTCATCAAGTGCTACAACGTGTGTATTTAATATTAATTTCCCAACTACTATGAGAACAAGTCCAACAATATCACATGAGTATGCCGAGGGTGGTACAGCTAATGATATTTATAACATTGCTAGTGCTGCTACACCAACTTTTGTTCCTAATGGTAGTTTTGGAGATGCTAATAGTTATAGGTTTGCTTATGATTTTGATGCAGGTCTTACAGCAGATGATGCATACCAAGCTTACTTTTATTTTGAGGCGGAGTTATAAATGATTGAAACAGTAGTTAACATGAGAGATGCAAATAACACTTTAACAGGTTATTTAATGAATGGTAATAAGTATGTACCATTAGACCCAGCAAACAGAGATTATCAAAAAATACAAGAATGGGTAGCAGATGGTAATACTATTGCTGAAGCAGATTAATAATGATGTTGAATGTGCATGAATTAAATGTTGAATTAGCCAAAATTAAAGGCGACATTAAAATGATTAATTCACACATTGAGATAATTAAAACTAACCACCTTAAACACATTGAAGAAGATTTAAAAAATGTAAGAAGAGTAATGTGGGGTGTTGGTTTTATGATGATGACACAAATGATTGTAGTTATCAGGGAGTTTATATTAAAATGAATAAAGAAATATGCGACTGCGAAGAAACAAAAGAAGAATGTGATTGCGAAGGTAAGGGAACTAACTAATGTTTGGCCTTGGTTTAGTATTTAGTGCTGTTAAAACTATTGGCAATGTCATGCAGCAACGACAAGAAACTAAAAGATATAATGCTATGGCAGAAAGAAACCATGCATATCGTATGGCACAAGGTGAAATAGAATACCAAGCACAAGTAAGAAGTGATAACCAAGACGGATGGAAAGACGAGTTTGTACTAATAGTTGTATCATTGCCATTATTAGTATTAGGATATTCTGTATTCTTTGGAGATGCAGATACAAAAGCTAAATTAGATTTATTCTTTGCATACTTTAATGCTTTACCACAATGGTATCAATGGTTACTTATAGGTATCTTCGGTGCTATCTATGGACTTAAACCAGCAGCAGGTATGTTTGGAAAGAAATGAAAGAAACACTAACAATTGTTTTTGGATTGTTGTTATGGATAATCTTGTTATCTGCGAGTAGTGTAGTAAATGCAACAGATAATTCAACAGCAACACAAACTAATACAAGTGGAAGTAACACTACTATAAGTGGTGGGTATACTAGCACAACTACAAATAACAACGATGGTCAGACAAACACTACAACTTCGACCACAACTAATGCCACCACAAACAGTACCAATAACAATTCTGAAACACAAAAGATTCCTGTAGGTACAGCAAACGCACCAAGCATGAGTTCTTATTCACAAGACTTATGTACTATTGGTGTTAGTGGTGCAGTACAAGTAACTGGGTTTGGTGTTGCTGGTGGTACATATTTTACAGATGAGAATTGTGAAAGAATGAAACTAGGTAAGTTGTTGTATGACTTTAATATGAGAGTTGCAGCTATAGCTATACTATGTCAAGATGATAGAATCTTTAGTGCTATGCATCATGCAGGTACACCATGTCCATTTGAAGGACAGATTGGTGCAGCAGCAAAAGCTCAATGGGAAAAATATGATATTGAAAGACCTGACTACCAAGAGTATACAAAAAATTTAAGAAGAAGAAGAGCTATAGATGCTAGACTAAATAAGGTATTAGAGAAACGAGTTAATACAGAATTTGAATTGTATGGCGATGATGATGATGAAAATTAATTATCTTGGTTGGTTTTATTTTCTTATTAGTTTTATGGTAATAGCTTGGGCTTGTTTTGCTGAAGATATAACTACTGGCAACTTACTACCCAACGGAACTAACAATGCTAGTAACTATCAAAATGTAGATACATCTATTCCTAATGTTACAACTAATGGTTTTAACACAACAGGTAACATAAGAGATTGGGGTCAAGAGTTAGAAACAACAGGAACTGGTGGTATTAATGTTACTGGCTCACTTGTTGGTATAACTACAGGAGATGACACAACTACACAAGATAAACTAAACAATGGGGTTACACTTAACTCTACAACTGTAGTACAAAACTGTGAGTACCAAGGTTCTAACTGGCAATGTGGTCAAGCTAAACCAGGACAAGATACATATACTACTACTGTTAGCATACTAGATGAGGGTGGTAATATACTAGCAACTGTAAACCAAGTGCGTAATAATGATGCAGGGTATGGTAGTAATGCATACAAATATACTGATACTGTTATACATACAGGTACAGGCAGCAATCAATTTTATTGGGCATGGGAAGGAGTAGATGTAGGTTATGATACTTACGGCACTAATCTTGGTGGACCTAATTTGCTCGGTGCTAAATTAACTATGACATATGATAATATAGTATTACAAGCAGAAACAATTGAAGAGATAGAAGAAGTATTAGATGAGTTTATAAGATGGGAAGAAGAGTTTACTGAACCTGTTATAGAACCACCTACAGTTGTTGTATTGCCACCTGTATTTGAGGAACAATTTTTAGAAGAATTTGTTTTAGAAGAAGAACCAGTAGTAATAGAAACACTAGAAGAATTAGAAGAAGAGTTTGAAGAAATAGAAATTTTACAGGTTTTCGGTGGTCCAGAAATAATCGAAGAACCTATGGAGAGTACAACCAATGAACCAGAAGAAGTTGAACCAGAGATTGCACAAGCTGTTGAGCTTGAAGAAGAGGTCGTGGAAAACGAACCTGCAACAACTGCCAGTACCGAGGTGGAAGAAACTGCATCAGAACCTGAAGTGGAGCAGACCATAGCAAAGGAAGAAACTGTTGAAGAAAATGTGCCTACTGTAACAGAAGAACCTAAAGAAGTAGTAGCAGAAAAACCTGTTATTAAAGAGTTTTCGGTAGATGTAGCTAACGTAGAAGCACAAGTTAAAGCTAGAGTTAAATCTGTTGAGCAACAATTACAAGCTGTTAGTATTATTGCTGCTAAAGCTATGACTAAAACACAAGTAAATCTTGGTCAATACACTAATAAAAACGACCAAATGTTTGATAATAGAAAAATTTATGAGAACAAAACCTATAATGATGTGGTATTATTAGATGAATATATGGTAGATATATATACAAAGGATAACAGGGTAGCACAGATTACAATGAATGACCCTGTATTAAAATATCAAAATGATTTGCGTGAAGCTACATTTAAAAGACAACAAGCTGAACGTGAACTAAAAAGATTACGAGGTTTTTAACATGGCAGAAAGTTTTATGAGTAGCATAATACCTGAAGAAAAAGGTCCAACTATATTAAGTAAGAATATAAAAAGTGGAACAAAGAAAAAAGAAAATACAACAGAAAAAGATTTGTCTGTTTACGTAAATCACATAAAAAAATTAGAAGGTAAAAAATTAACTGCTTATAAACCTGTAGATACAGAAGAACATTATACTGTTGGTTATGGACATTATGGACCTGATGTTAAAAAAGGAATGACAATAACTAATGAACAAGCAGAGAATTATCTTAAAGAAGATATTCAAGAACGATTAGTTGCAATAAAAAAAGCTATACCTAATTTTGACAATATGCCTATAGATACTAAAAAACATCTTTTAGATTCTTGGTTTAGAGGGGGATTGTCTGGCAGTCCTAAAACTATTGATTTAATTAATCAAGAAAATTATGCAGAAGCAAGTACAGAATTTCTTGATAATAATGAATATAGAAACACTAAATTAACTGGTGTAAAAAAACGGATGGAAGCTACTTCAGAAGCTATAGCTAGATTAGCAATATAAGGAGAACAACATGGATATAGTAGAAACATTAAAAAAATATGCAGTATTAGTTGGGATAGTATCTACGTTAGGTGGTGGGTTCTATGCTTGGGGTGTATTTAATAATAGACTTGATGAGCTTGAACAATCTACTAGCACTAAAAAAATAAAAGACCTAAGTAAACAGGTAAACATACAGGACAAAAGACTTGAAGTTCTTGAAACTAGATTTAATGAATTTAAAATCACAGTACAAAATCCATTAAAATATTAAGGAGGACACATGAGTTTAGATAAAGATAAAATCAAAGAAGAACTGAAAGAATTTTCTGAAGATGCTGCTGAAGTTATTGGAGATGCACTTAAAAAACATTTCTGGAAATCAGCTAAAGCTGCTTGGAAAAACTTTTCTATTGTTCAAAAACTATATGTTGCTGGTGCGTTTTTTATATATTCGTATTTGCTATATTGGATTTAAACTAATTTCTTAATCCAGTTGCCATCATCATCAAGTACCATAGGCAGTAGTCTTGGTATCCCATGTAAGATGATGCCACATCCAAGTATAAACCTATTCTTAAAGTTCTTGGCATAAGCAAATGCTAAGGACTTTTGGTTTATAAGACATCCTACATTCATTCCCCAAAACAAATTGTCTGGGTTAGCCCACCATGATACAAGAAACTTAGTGTGGTAATGACCTTGGACACAGTTCATACCCATAGTTTGTGATACCTTTAATACATCTGCTGCTTTGCCATGAGTAAACAAACATCTTCTACCATTTGATAAAGTAATAACTAGGTCATCAATCCATTCCCATCTTTTTGTACCAAGAAAATCTGCATAAGATTTAAGAAACTGTCTGCTCATACCATTCTTTAATGCTCTACGAAATACCATAGATGAATGATTAGATTCTACTTCGATAACTTTTGGGAACATAGATTCAAGTTCTTTGATATACTCACGAGCTAGGGTTAGCTCATCCCCTGGAGATGGTAAGTCAGGGTCGTGGTCGTGCATATTAATAGCATGGAAATCTAACAAGTCGCCAATGTTAATTATATTGTCTGGTTTAAATTCTTTTTTGACTGCAGATAAAAAAGCAAACGAATCTTTGTGATGATAAGGTATGTGTAAGTCGCTGATTACCAAGACTTTTTTATTCACAACAATACTTTACACAAGTTATCCACATTATTCAACAGACTTGTGTGGTGGATTTAGTTCTTCAAACAAAGTCAACAATCTTTTTTGCAACAAGTTTTTAAATTTTTCTTCTGTCAAATCAAACTGTTGTTTATCATTTAATTTTGCATGACATATATTTTCTGATTTGACAGTAAACATAATATCTTTTGCAAGTTCATTTACAAAATTAGTCATTTATTCTCCTCCGTATTCGCCATACTGTTCTTGGAAAAATGGTAGTGGTGCATCTTGTGGTCGCTTACCATCCATGTAATCTTGTCCATGTCCATA